GTCGGGTATGTTCGCGCGCCCCGGATCGCCAGCCGGTAGCGTAGCGGCGAGGTACTGGGTCTTCACGTAGAAGACCGCGCGCTTCGCACCAGCTGCGAGCGCAAGCTCGGCCTGCTTCTTGAAGTCGACGTTGAACTCATCCCAGTTGCCGCTGTTGCGGTTCAGGATGACGATACCGAGGGAGCCTGCGAACTTTAGAATCTGCGCCCACTTCGAGGTCTTGCCGGTCTTGCCGTCCTCGTAGTAGTCGGGCCAGAAGTAGGTGACGGGACTGTAGTAGCGCTCGCCGGGCTTGAAGGGGGTGATGGTCTTGCTGAGCGTGTCGACGCGGCGGGTGACGGCGTTGACGTCCTCGAGGCTAGCCCGCTGCGCGAGTTCGCGCTCAAGGTTCTGCTGCTGCACGAACGTGCCGTAGGCGTCGTCGCGAGTGAGGTAGGAGGAGAGGGCTACGTGCCCACCAGCCTGAGCCTGACTGAGCTCAGTCTTCGTGGCGTAGGTAGAGGCGGCCTCCGCCTTCGGGAGAGCCGCGTCCGCGATCGCCCGGGCTGCCCGAATGCTGTCCCCCATGGCCGCGACCTGAACCTTCGTCGAGTAGGTGCTGGCGGCCGTGGCGGCGGTGAGATAGTCGGAGAGCGCCGCCTGAGTGGCGTACTTGCCGTCAGCTGTGGAGGCGGTTACGTACTGACTGAGGTCTGTCTTCTTGGCGTACTTGCCGTCCGCTGCCTCGCCGGTGATGAACCTGGAGGTGTCGGGGACTGCGGGGATGGAGCCCTTCACGGCCTCGAGGGCGCTCTTCGTGGCATAAGTCGAGGATGCCTCATCCTTCGAGAGGGCGGCGGCGGCTGTGGACTTCACTCCCTCGATCTTCGCACCCAGAGCGTCGTCAGCCTGCCGCATCTCCGTCTTCGTGGCGAACCCAGACAGGTCGGGTGCAGCCTGCCCGCCACCCTGGAGCTGCGCCTGAGCGAGAGCCGCCTTAGTCGCATACGTGGAGGCTGCATCCTCGCTCTTCAAGTAGGCGCCGAGAGACTCCTTGGTGGCGTACGTGTCAGCCACTGCCCTGCTGGTGGCGTACGTGGCGAGCTCGGCCTTCGTTGCCGCCGAGGTGGTGGCGGAGTCGATGCGCTCACCAAGCTTCCGCTCGGTGGTCAGGGCCTCGGCCTTAGTTGCGTAGGTTGAAGCCGCCTCGGCCTTAGGGAGAGCAGCGTCCGCTGTAGCCTTCACGGCATCCAGGCGAGACGACAGGGAGTCATCCCCACGAGTCACCTCCTCCTTTGTCGCCAAGGCAGACACGTCAGGGGTGCGGCCCTCGGTCGCCTTACGCAGCTGCTCCAGCTCCGCCTTAGTGGCAAACGTCCGGTCAGCCTTCTCCGTGCTGTACCAGGTCAGGTTAGTCATTCGTCCTCCATGCGAGTACTCCATCCCCAACCTCGATGACGTCGGGGGCGTTGATTGCTTCCAGGGTGCCGTCACCAATGTCGCGGACCCGTCGGCCGTCACGATCAGACGGGTCCTCGATGGCCCGGCCAGAGAAGATGTCTACGAGGTCAACCTCGGTGCCTGCGATGATGCGCGCGTTGACGCAGCGCGTAAGTCCTGTGTCGCCCGGGATGTTCACGCAAACACGGTAGTTGCATTCCTCCTCAGGGAGAACATGCGGGGCGGCGATATTCAGGGAGGGCTGCCCGTCATGTCCGACCAGCACTCCGTCGACCCGGAGTCGCCCGGCCGCATAGTGGGCAATGAGGGCGTTAGTGGAATCCACCTCAACGCCCTTGTAGTGGGGGAGTGGAGTGAACTCAACGCTCCCCATTCGGCCGAGCCCCTCCGGGCCGACCACCTTGCCTGTGATGCGTGCGTACCCCTGGTTCACGAACTCTCCTGACGCCGATTCGTTACAACCTTCACCTTATCGATACGATCATGAAGGTTGGATACCTCGTCGTAAAGATGAGCTCTGTCAGTACGCGCGTCATTCCTGACTCCCTCGACCTGCCCCTCCAGGCCCTGGATGCGGTGCGACTGATCCGCAACGCTCTCCCGGAGTGCTCCAACAGCCTCCGTCAAGGCATCCATCTTCGCGGTCAGGTCATCGAATCGCATATCTAGGTCGTCTCGAAGGTTGGTGGAGTGGTTGTTGTGCACCCCCTCGGATGCGGATTCAGCGGCGTCGGCTGCGCGGGCGACATGAACGCCCAGGCGCTCCAGCCGCTCCTCATTCAGTGCCTGCTGTCTCTTAAGCCTACTTGCAAGTCGAGCCACAAGCGCAGCCAGTAGCGCGACCGTAGCCGCAATGAGATCAGGGGATGTTAGGACTTGCCCTATCGGCAGGACGCTATCTACTGGCTGCACTGGTCACTCAGCTCGCGTGGCGGGGAGCGTACTCGACGGGCGCAGTGGCGATCGCCCGGTCAGTCTCCGCAGGCACCGCAATACCCTTGAGGATAGAGACAAGAGTGGTCGTGGCAGCAAAGCCGACAATAGCCTTCCAGTCGAGGCTGTAGATGGCGTGATCCACAGCAATGCCGGACACGACAGCGCCAGCGAGAGTGGAAATGGCGCGCTCAGCGAGGCCAGACCAGAATGAAGTGCGAGCGTAAATGCTCATGCACCAACCTCTTTCGGGAACAACTAGGGGGCAGGACTTCCGCCCCACCCCCTAGTTTACACTGCGTCAAACGAGGTCACATAAGCCGGAAGCTTCCCGACCGGGAGCGGTTCAGGGCCTCCTGGAGCGCCGCCCAGGTCGCCTCGCCGGGCTCCCCGTCCACGTATTCGCCGAAGGACCAACCGTCAGCGAACCGGTTCCACGTGTCCGGCGCGACTGGCTTCACCCAGCACCACGCCCAGTACTGGAAGATCCTCACGCAATGGGAGTCCCACCCTCGGTCCTCGGCCAGCTTCCCGGAGCCCGTGAGCATCTTCTGGGAGTGCTCAGGCACGGTCTTGTTCAGGTAGCGGCGGAGGTTGGCGACAGCGTAGGTCTCGTTGTAGCCGGGGGCGAAGACGTCGATGAGGCGCTGCACGGTGGCGGGCCCATACTCGCCGTCCACTTCAAGGGCGCCCACGGTAGCCACGGGGGCGGGGGCGCCGGAGATGACCTGGCCGCCGCCTATCATCCGGTCCCAGGTGGCTCGGTCGCGCAGGCGGTTCAGGTCGAGAGTCCCGCTGTAACCGGGCAGCCTGCCGTCCTCCGTGTACTGGTGAATCAGCGGGGCCCCCCAGTACGAGACGGACGGGACGGCCGGGTCGCTATAGGAGGTGCCATAGTCCGAGTAGTTCGAGCCTCCCGCGTACCAGAGGGGGTATTCGCGGGCCACCGCGGACCAGTCGTAGCCGTTCAGAGCCGAGCCGTTCATGTAGATGCCAGGCGTGGAGCCAGTCATGCCCTTCACGGCGTCGAGGAAGGTCTTCGCCCAGCCGGGCCCCTGCTCGACGGCGTTCGCCTCCCAGTCTAACCACAGAGTGGCCTTGCCGAGGTAGCCGCGCACGGCGTCCACGAAGTAGCGGGCCTGCTCCTGTGCGTCCCCGGGGCGGGCGAAGTGGTAGAAGCCCAGGCGCTTACTGGCCCCGAGCGTGGCGTTAGCCTGCGACCCCATGTACGGGTTCGCATAGTCGTCATCCTCGGTGGCCTTGACGATCACGAAGTCCGCCCACAGGGCAGCCACATTCAGGCCCGCCTGGTGGCTAGAGATGTCGATGCCGTGCGCGTGCGCGGGGGTGCTCGGAGCGGCAGTAGATGCGACCGCGGGCTTAGCCTGGGCGGCCTGCCCCTTACGGAACTCGGGCCACTGCGACAGGAACTTCCCCTCGTCGAAGCGGTGACAGCTGGTCCACGCCCCCGACTGAGTGTGGGGGTGGCTGGAGTAGCGGACGGTGCGGGTCTCCTGCCCAGTAGAGTCGCCGAGATAGCCGTCAATGCTCCCATCCTCGGCAATCCAGGCTTCGGAGATCAGGGGGTCCCCGCCGTCCTCGACGGCGATAACCACGTGTCCCCGGCCACCCTCATTCGCGGCGGAGAGAATCACGTCACCAACACGGAATCCACCCTGAGGGGCGAGGTCTGAGTCAGCCCATGGGACCTCGTTGCAGCCTCGGGCCTCCAGGCCCTGGCGCATATTGCCCGTCCAGTGGTCATTAATTTCGGGCAGGGCGGCGTGGCCCCACGGGACGCCGTAGGTGTCGTGCAGTCCGTAGCAGATGGCTCCGCAGACGAGGCTGGAGCAGTCGGCGTTCTGGGGTGAGGACACGTGGCCCTCCCAGTCGGCGTTGGCGTACCAGGTTCGCCGATCGGGCTGGCTGTAGCCGACGTTCTCCTGGTCGCAGATGCGGCGAGCAATACGCGCCGCAACACTCCCCACACTCACTTGCTCTCCTTCATTTTGCTCTCAAGGTCGACCACTCTGGCTTCGGCGATCACAGCCCTCTTCGTAAGGGACGCAACCTCCACGGCAAGAGCATCGATGACCGACATTGCGTCGACCTGGCTTCCGGCATCCATTTCATTCTCCTTCTGATTGAGGTCTAGTAGGGCCATAGTACCCTCCGCCTAGGATGTATGCCTGCCCCCCGGAGGGGGTGGTGTCCATGTCTGAGAGCCCCAGCTCCCATGGGGAGCGGCGAGCGTAGTCCACCCATTCGATTGTGCCATCCGCCTGCGGCGTGTCGACAATGCGGGCGCCCTTCACTAGGACGGACACCTCTTCGCCAGGCCGCCCCTCGATGTGAACCTTCCATGGTGCGACCCCGGGGCCATAACCGGTCTTCTCAAGGCGCCCCCTACCGGAAGTACACAACACCATCCACGGGGCGTTCTTAGAGGCGATAGCGGGTACGTAGTCGGGGAGCTCCCACGTGCACCTGCCTTCACTATCCAGAGTGAGGTTCTCCCAGTACTCGATCCCATCATAGGGGGATTCCGTACAGGAGTGCGACAGCCACATGCCGGTCTTCTCGGTAATCTCTGGCACTCGCATCGTGAACTTCTTCGTGCCAGACATGTGAACACCGGAGTTGTCGACCCAGTACGCAGAACCTTTCCACCCCATTACGACCTGCGATGGGGTGATATAGAACCCTGTCTTAGGGTCGTCGACGTACTTCAACGGCTTCAACCAGGCAGAGTCGTAGTCAACTCCGGTTGAAATCTTGTTATCCTTCCAGTACAGAATGCCGCCGTCATTGACGGTCATAGACGATTTGTCTGCACGCACATTGAAGCCATACTTACTGAGGGCGAGCGTGGCATATGTGGTACCATTCTCCGAGCCGGTATACAAGTTAACGCCGTCCGTACTAACAGAAACATACGGGCGAGTAGTGTCCTTATCGTTCTGCCCCGTCTTCCTTAGAGGGGCGTGCAACTTGAGGGAGGGGGTACCTTGAGCGGACTTCGACATGAAGAGCGCACCATCCCACCAGTCGTCCTCCAGCGAATTGAACGACAGGCCCACGCCGATCTTGTTGCCCTCACGGCCGACATCAGAGTTTGTGGATGACCACACAATGTCATTGAAGTAGGTTTCCGACCAGCTATCCCGGCGCCCAATGCGCCCATCAATGATGATTTCACCGGTATGAGCGTTAATGTCGAGCGACTTCCACCCAGAACTGGAGTAGACGCGCATCCCACTGTTGTCGATCTTCAACCCGCGACTGTTCTGACGGTCAGTCTGAATAGAGGCGCCCGTGATGACCTGGCCGTCAATAGCCCCGGCACGCAGATTGTCCGCCGTCACCGAGTTGGCGGCCAGCATTCCCGCTTTGATCTTCTCAAACTCGCCGCTCCTGGCATTGATGATGCGAGTCCACACGTGCTTCGCCGTGAGGTCGACGAACGACGCGTTACCGGTGACGGTGAGCTGGTCTGTGGTTAGCTGGAGGAACTTGCCAATATCGCCAGCGATGCGCCTGGCGGCGAGGTCGTTGATGGCCGCGGACCCTGCGGTCAGGCGGCCCACGTCCAGGTTACTGATCTGCTCACCGGAGACGCGGGCGCGCTCCCAGTCGAAGCCATTCCACTTCCACTCCGCTACGATGTCGAGGGTGGAGGGGTCTTGGATGCGGGCCGTATCGCCATAGGTCTCGCCCGGGAAGTCAGGCTTATCGGTGGAGTTCCCCTTCTGGTAGAAGACCTTGCCGAAGACGGTACGCATGCGGCGGATGGATGCCTCGATTGTGGACTGCGCGAGTGAGGCGGCAGCCTTCTGGAACGGGTTATCGGACTCTACCCACTCCCACCCCTTATGGGAATGGACGGCCGTATTCCCGTCGGCGGAGCGATCATAGGCCGGGAACGTAGTCTCGGCGGGAAACGTGGCCAGGCCAGGCCACTGGATATACTCATCCTTGATCTCAGCCACGACTCACCTCACTTCGCGCGGATAATCATGGAGGCGACCGACCCTCGGGGGCGGATGGGGAATGGCTGACCGCCGCCCACGTTCTTCGCGTAGGGGCGCCGATCAGCCACCGTTGATCCTGTGGACATGGCGTAGGTGTAGCCATTACCGGAGGCGTCATTCCACCCAATGTCGGTATTCGCCTTACCGGCACGCCAGTTCGAGTTCTGGTTGTTGGAGTCAACGATGTCGTGACCGTGGGATGGCATCTCATTGACGGTGAGGGTGTGATGGGTCTCGCCGACGGTCGAGCCAGTGACAAGCGCGCCAGTGTCCCCCTGACCATAGATGACCTTGCCCTTGAGGTCTGGGATGTTGAACGTGGTCGACCCATTGCCCCCGCCAGCGCTGGTCCCGATCACGTCGAACAGGGCCTTATACTCGGTGCGGCTCACTTCCTGCCCGTAGCACAGGAGCCAGTTCTTCGGCGGCCGACTCCCGTAGAAGGGGAGTACTGCTCCAATGGGGACAATCGCGTCTACGATTGCCTCGTAGGCTTGGTTTACGGTATTCAGGGAACCAGCCGCAGATGAGGCTGTACTCTGTGCCCGATCGGCCGTGCTCTGGGCGGAGGTGATACCATCCTCCATCTTCGTGAGCTTCGCCGCCGTAATGGGCGTGCGCCCATCAGGGCCATCCTTCCAAACGTTCCCCTGATACGGCATATCAGTCTCCCTTCTTCCTCAACGTGAACACTCGGGCATCCGGCGACACCCACTGCGACTTGTCGACAACACCCTTATCCGGCGGGTAGGGGCCCGTCTCCACCAAGGAGACCGCAACCTGCGTCATGGCCTCCGACAGCTTCTGAGTCTCCTTCAACGCTTCCGCGCGGGCGGCACGCTGGAGAACATCACTGGCCGCGATCCTCTCCTCAACAGAACGGACGATCGCGTTCGTGTCAATGGACTGCTCGAGCGTAATGGTCGCCTTAGGCCCCCACTCGGACTTGTTTCCAGCTCGATCATACGCACGAAGACACACCTCATAGTCCCGGATTTCTAGGCCAGCTATAGATGTGCGCTGCATGGGGGTAATCATGTCCGCGAACTTCGCCGGAGGACGGCCCGGGTGCTGCACGGACACCTCAACGCCAGCGAAGTCGGCAGGCATGTTCTGCCCATTCTGGCCCGCGTAATCCCACCACACCTGGAGCACGCCGAGAGACTGCGACAGGACCGGGAGAGACGGAACAGGGGGCGGCTCCCGGTCAGACTCCGTGGTCAGAATCAGCGGCTGCGACCAGGCGCCCGTGGCGTTAGAGCTCTGAGCCCGCACCGAGAACCGGTACTCCATCCCCGGGAGCAGTGGCCCAACCGTGGCCTTCGTCGTGTCAGCGCCGCGCACAACCATGGAGCCCGCGATGCTCGTCCCAAACATGGACAGCTGCCATGCGACCTCATAGGAGACGACATCGACAGCATTGCCAAGGGTGTCGGTCTCCACGCGCCCCCACTGGAGGTCTACGAGGGCGCGCACCCACCCCTCCGAGTTGGTGATGGCGCGACTGGAGCCCGTGAGCCCCTGCGGGGGGAGGGGCCAGTACTTGCTCGTCGGCTGGCTAGGGCGCACACCACTACCCGAGGTGGATGCGAGACCAACGATGCCCTTCGTGCGCTTCGTCAGGCGCCCCAGGAGGCTATCCAGGACGGTGCCGAAGGTGGTGTGCCCGACCACCATCCCGTTCTTCTGGGTGACGCTGATCTGGGCGACCTGGAGGCGCTCCATACCGGCCTTGCGTTCCACCATGATCCAGTCGCCGAGGCGGTAGTCGACCCAGGGGAGGAGGTGCACGTCGATGGCGGCCCACTCGCGCTTAATCTCCTCACTGACGTGGGCGCCGGACTTAAGGGTGGCTTCGGCGACAAGGCGCGCAGTGGACTCGAGCTCCACGCCGCCAGCCTCGACGACCTTCTCGACACGGCGCATCCCCTTCGGGGCGAGGTCATTATGGATGAGCCACGTCCTCCCGGCTTCCCCCTTCACGAGGACATCAGTGCACATGTCCGCCCATGTCGCCGCCTCGGGGGCGCCCGTGAGCGTGGTGGCGAGCGGCCAACGCTTCGAGGAGGTCAGGTCCCTCGCCTGAGTCGTGTCGGCGTTGTACACCTTGAAGGTGCGGCCCTGCCATACGGTGTCGATCATTCCGAGGTTACGGAGCGAGTCAACCACCTGGAGGAGGCTGATAGTTGGATCGAAGTAGAGGGTGACGACCTTAGCCCAGTCCTGGTTCGAGGAGTCTTTGGCGGTGGTCGCATCCAGGGTCAGGCCGCCGCCCCAGCCGCGCTTGGCGGCGTTCTGCCAGACGGTGCCGATGATCGTGCCCGCGTTACGGGAGAGGAACTTGAACTTCCCCTCCTTGTCCTTCGCCTCGACCGGCACGGACCAGACGAGCGCCTCTTTCAGGTAGTCGCTGACGTGGATGGCGGTCACCTTGCGGGAGTCAGTGCCGTCGGAGACGAGGTTGTGTTCGGTCTTCTGGGTGATGAACCTCGCGTCGGGGAGCTCCTCCCAGTCATTCCCGTTGAAGGTGGCCTCTACCGCCACCTCGACTTCGCGCTCGAGGACGCTACCACGGATGGCGTTCGGTCCCGGCGCGTAGGTCATGGACAGAGTGGGTGTATTCCCCCTGGGGGTTGTGACCGTCATCTCCAGGACGTCAGGGACGACGCCGATCCGGGCGCCCTGCACCTCGTAGGCGACAGCGCGCAGCTGCATCCCGAGGAAGTAGTCGCGGCGCATCAGTAGGCCCTCCTCGCCTGAATGGCCCCCGTCGTGCCGGTTACCTGGAGGACGATCTTGCCCTCATGGTTGGGGGTGAGCTGCAGCCCTTCGGGGGACATGCTGATTTCTGCGGACGCATTGAAAGCCCCCTGGAGCGGGTACCAGCGTTCACTGACCTGCCTCCAGGCGGAGTACTTGCCGACGTCGACAAGGAGCCTCTGGTCGGACTCCACGGCACCCCTCCATGTGAGGCTAGTGCCTGAGGTGACATCCTTAATGGTGACCACGTTGGCTGTCGGCTTGAGCTTCAAGATCGCATCCGGGATGGGGGCTGCACCGCCAGCGAGCCGACTCAGGTCATCCAGCTGGGTCTCGATGGTTGTGGCATCCCGCCAGACACCCTCCACGGCCTCGAACACGACCGTGGTGTCGATGGCCCACTCCCCGTACCTCCAGGTCGGCTGAGATACGCTCACGAGCCGCACGAGCGCCTCCCTGGGGCTAACGCCCGCAGGATGATGCTGGAGGGTGGCCAGCTTGTTTGAGGCCCTCAGAACGGCCATGAGCGCCTGGAAGTTGCGATCCAGGTCAGCCCGATCCGCGCCCTCAACCATGAACGCAACCGTCACCTTGAAGGTATCCACCTTGAAGCCAGCGCCATCGAGGATGCCGCTACGGAACGGCACCTCCGTGCTCGTAAGGCGTGGCGCCGGGACCGCAGGGAGGAGCGTACCCTGCATGACACGCCACTTCCCCGGCCGATCCAGGTCAACCCCATTCAGGCTGTACTCGCTGCTCATGCCACCATCCTAGATGCTCGACGCGAGGCGGATGCCGTCAGCGACGTCATCTCGGGTCTTGGAGTCGCTCTGCGCCTGCGGGTAGTAGTTGGTGATGTTGACGGTCCCGCCACTGGATGCCTTACTTCCTGCCGCAACGGACGAGAGAGTGTTCAGGGCGTCGCGGGACGGCTTAGCCTTCTCGAACGCCGGCGCAACATGGGCTGCGATGTCCGGGGAGATGTCGTTAGCCAGATCGTCCGTAAATCCCTCCAGGGAGTCCCTGACTGCATCATACTGGGACTCGAGGCCGTCGATGAAACCCTGCATAACGAGCCGTCCAGCGTCCCTCAGGATAACCTTATCAACCGGGGCCGGCCCCTTCCATGACGGCAGGTATGAAGTCAGCGACGACAGCTTGTTCTGGACTGATGAGAACATAGAGCTAATTCCATCGATGAAGCCCTGGATGACGCTCTTGCCCGCATTCCACAACCAAGACCCCGCGTTGGAGAAGAAGTTCTTGATGTTGTTGGGTATGTTGCGCACAGTGTTCATCATGTTGTTCACCCACGACACCACCGTGCTCACGATACCACTCCACATGGAGGATGTGATGCCCCTGACGTATGACCAGCCGTCACTGATCCACGACTTGGCGTTATTGATGCCAGTGGTCACGTAGGAGACGATGGACTGCCAGGCAGAACTCACCGTCTGCACAATCCAATTCCACGCACTCTTCGCGATGTTCACGATAGCGTTAGCGAACACACCGAACTGCCCCTGAATGAAGGTCCAGATACCCTGGCCAATGTTCTTAACACCCTCCCACGCCTGACTCCAGTTGCCGGTAATCACGCCAAGAACCAACTGAATGATGCCCTTGATGGCGGTAATAGCACCCGAGATACTCGTGGAGATCGACTGCCAGATAGTGATTACGACAGGCAGGAGCCACTGAAGAACCTTACCCACAAGCTGGATCGCAGGAATCAGAGCCGCCGCCAACTGCTGAATGATCGACGACAAAACAGGCAGCACCTGCGGAAGAAGCTCAGCGATAATCGGAGCCAGCTGGGCGATGATCTCAGCAATCACAGGAACCAGCGCCTGAATCACCGGCAGCAGGGCAGCAGACAACTGCTCAATGATCGGCGTCAGGATCGGAACCAGCTGCTGGAAGATCGGAGCCAGGCCCTCAACCAGCTGAGCCACCAGGGGCGCGATAGCCTCAAGGAGAGTGCCCGCGACGGTAGCGATCGCGCCGAACGCCTCGCCCAGGGACGGCATAGCCGGGGCAAGCGCCTGAACAGCCACCAGGAGGCTGTTGAAGAAGTTCGCCAAGCCATCCTGGAACGCAGGGTTCTCGAGGGCTGTAGCGAGCCCCGTGAGCGCCGTGCGGAGCGTCTCGCCAATCAGGGGAAGCACAACGCCGAGGGTCGGCTCGAGAGACACGAACGCCTCACCAAGCTTACCGACACCCTGGAACGCCGAGCTGGCGGCCTGCCCCATGGAGGAGAACAGGTTCGAGAGAGTCGCCTGAAACAGGGGGCCATTCACGGCCTTGTTCGCCTTGTCCAGCGCGTCAGCGATGGAATCGATGGGGGCCGACCCGTTCGCCATGGCGGTGAACAGACCACCGATGATCCCGCCTAGGTCGACCGTGATGTCTTTCAGGGTTCCGAACGCCTGGGCGGCGCGCCGGATCGACTCCTCCATCTGCCCAGACGCGGCAGCCTTAGTGGCCCACTGCTCGAACGACGCAGCCAGGTTGTTCGCCCACTGGGCGATGCTGGGGAGGAACTTCGCACCCACCTCCCCCATCGTCAGGATGCCGTTAGTGAACGACGCCGCCCCCGTAGACCCTATCGCCAGCGCCTGCGACAGGTAGGTGAGGGACTGCTGGAAGCCAGCAATATGCCCACTCGCCGCCCCGGCGATAGCGGCGGTCATGGAACCCAGGTTGGAGGCGATCGACTGGAGCGCGGGAGAAAGCTCCTGGATGGCGACGTTAGCGAAGTCGCGGATCGGCTGAGCGGCCTGCTCCCAGTAGGCGCCCGAGATTTGAGTCTGGAGGTTCGTGAACGCGGGGCCCAGGTCCTCGAGGACAGTCTTCGCGTCCTTGAGGGCCACAATCAGGACGCCCGCCCCGGCAGCCGCGGCACCGAAGATGCCCGGCAGCGCCAGCAAGGCCGGAGTGGACTTGGCGAGCCCCACACTGATGGACGAGAACACACCCAGGCCAGCCCCGATCACTGACACCGCGCTACCAATCAAGGTCGACACGGTACCCATCTTCACGGCCGCCGTATCTAGGTTCCGCAGGAAGTCGTTCAGGTTCCTGCCGATCGACTCGAACACATTGCCGCCAGCGAGGGCCTTAAGCTGGGCCGCCACGCGAGCCACGGACGCCTTACCGAGGCGCACGTTAATGTCCACCCAGCGGGGGTGAGTCAGGCGCTTAAGGTCGAACCGAGCTTTCCCGTCATCCAGGTCGGCATTCACGGTGGCCTTGCCATCGAGCTTGCTGAGCTCGTGCTTGATCTTCTTCTTCTGCTCCTCGGAGAGCTTCGCGTGCACCTCAACGTCAGCCTTGATGGCAGCGATGCGCGCCTGGAGCTCCTTAGCGGCAGCCCCATCCAGCTTGGCGCGGGCTGGAATATCTGCCTTAAGGGCGTTAAGCCTCGCCTGGAACTGGCGAAACGACCTCTCGTTCACCGTCAGGCCGGCCTTGACGTCACCGGCGGCACGCTCCACGTCCCGCTTCAACTTTGCAAGGTCTCCAGGGCGCGTCGAAAGGGTGACCGCCGTGCGGATATTGTCGAGCCTCTCCTCAAGCTTCTTCTTCTGCTCCTCAGAGAGGTTCGCGTTAACCTTCACCTCGGACTTGATCTGCTGAATCTTCTTCCGAAGAGCCTCCAGCTGGCCCGCCTTGAGGTCTACCTCGGCCTTGAAACGGACGTCAGACTTCGCCGCCTCCTCGCGAGCCTTCTTGAGGGACTCCTTGTCGAGCTTCACCTCCGCATTGAAGGTGATATCAAGGTCCTTGACCTGCTTCTGGATACGCTCAAGATCGCGGCGGAGCTTCTTAGCGAAGTCAGAAAGGTCAGGGACGACCTTGACGGAAAGCTTGCCAACTGTTCCCTTACCGGTCATCCCTAACCTTCCTTACCCCAGAGCGGCAAACAGAGTTGCAACCCCAGCCGTGTCACTCGATGATACCACCGACCCTGAATCGCCCTTCGTTGGCCGCGGCATCATCTCGGAGTCTTTCAGCGATGCCTTATTGGTTGCGGACGCCTTAATCAGCAGCGCCAGCCTATCCAGGGCCTCATTCAACCTCTCGGAGTCATGCGAGTAGCCGAACCACTGATCTCCGCCTAGTTCGTTCGCCCTATATAGGCTCCAGGGCTCATGTGGTAGGCGCTCAAGAAGCTGACTTACGAGAGATACTCGGTAATCGCCGTGGACGTCGATCCGGTAAAGTGCCCAGAAGTCCGCCGCCGCGTCCGGGTGCCTCTCGAAGAAGTCGTCTAGTTCTTGGCGCCTGCGGCTTCCCCCGCGTACGCCATGACCAGGCTGATGATGTCCTCCATGTTGGAGTCGTCGTAGAACTTGTCCCAGGCGTCCAGGTCGCTGATGAAGCCGCCCTCCTCGAGGGCCTCCATGACGTCAGCGAGGACAGCCAGGAGATTCACGCCATCCGTGTTGTCGCCCATGAACGGCTCCAGGACGGACGTGAGTCGCATCCGCTTAGAGGGCCGCAGTGAATGCGGGGGAGCGAGCAGCTCATGCCCCGGGAGAGATGAGAACGGGGGGAGCTTGTCGGCCTTCTTGGTAGCCACGAGAGATTCCTTCCAGTGGGGTGTTTGGGGTGTTGGAAGGGGCGCCGCCACACACCCCTACATGGCGGCGCCCCTAGTATATCGGCCGTCAGTTGACGGTGAACTGCTTGCCGTCGGAGGCGGCAATGTTGTTCGTGACGACCACGTTCGTAGCGCCAGTGTTCAGGCCGCGAGGAACGTAGGTGGTGATCTGCGTGGCGGAGTCCTTCTCGAAGGAGGCCACCTTGTCACCGAACTTCACCTCCCGGACGCCATCGAAGTTGGTTCCAGCGATGACGACCTTCGCGCCGACCGCGCCGGAGGCAGGAGTCAGGGTGGCAATGGTCGGCTTCGCGGTGCCCACGCCGGTAACGACGCGAGGCTCGAGCATCTGGACGCGCTTCTTCCCAGAGTCGGGGGAGAGCAAGGTGCCCGCGATCTTGACCTCAGTGAACTTGTCCAGAGACAGGGACGGCATGTTGCCAGCCAGGGAGACTCGCCGGAACAGGTAGCCGGAGACGATCCGCCCATCCTCCACGACCACGAGGATGGCGCGCTCACTGGAGGCGTCCAGCTCAATGTCCCAGGCTCGCTTCGCAGCATCGTAGGTGGAGCCGGGGAACGCCACCTTCATGACGTCCTCACCAAGGTTGACGGCGTTGATGGTGACCTTGTTGGTGACGTCCTCACGGGTGGAGCGGACACCCTGACGGTCCCAGGTACGCTTCGTGGAGGTGTCGCCACCATCGGAGTCGAACTCGATGAGGTTCTCCGAGGAGGTGTCACCGAGCCAGGTCCACCCGTTAGCCTCCAGGGTGGTGCCATCGCCGAAGACGTAGCCATCGAGGTTCGGCGCCTCAGTGTCATTCACTGCGTAGTAGACGTGGCCACGGCCCGCGATCTGAATCTTGCTGTTTCCGAGGTTAGCCATCAGGCTCCCTTCCTGGCCGTCACCTGGAGGGACGAAACCATGTTGATGTAGTCGGCGGTTGTGCCCATGTCGGTTTCCGGCGTGGGCAGCTGGGTCCACTCGAGGTAAGTGGCCCACCCTTCGGAGGTCTCCATTCCTGACCTCCAAGCTTTCTCGATGGCCTGCACGAGTGCGTCGCTCGCGTCGGACACCTCATCCCCGTCTGGCCCCGTCATGTACAGGCGCGCCCTGATCTGGGTTGCAGCGAACGTCGGCCCAGACGGGTGAATGCGGGAGATGGTCATCTGGACGCGGCACACGAGCTCATTCATTGGGTCGTCCACGTCACCGTGCGTGCGCCACACGATCCGGGAGAGGATCGGCCACTCGGCCGCGCCGGCGGCAGCAGCATCCTGGGCGTACCGGTAGATGAACGGGAGGGGCGCGACGAATGCCACTAGAATCCCCCGTTCGCGTGCACGACGCCACGCATGACGTTGATGCCCGGCACCCACGTCCTGTGTCTGGCACCCTCGCGCCCGGAGCGACGCCCCTGCGCATCCTGGTACACGTAGTGGCCGAACTCGACGGCCGCATCATGGTCCGTGGACGGGGAAATGGACCAGTCCACCTTCCCCTGTGACAGACTGAACGACGCTGACAGCTCCCCCGACTGGATGTGTGCGGCGGCAGCGGCCTCAACCTCGGCGAACACCTTCGCGGCGGCAGCAGCGAACTCCGGCTGGCGAGCCACGACAGCGGCGATATCCTCGTGAACGTCCTCTGTGTCGTAGGCTTCGATCATCTCGCCTCCGTTCCGAGCGTGTCGCAACGCACCGACCAGTGGCGAGTCATCGGGGAGGCGTCATAGGTGAGCGGCTCACCCGCCTGCTGGAACGTCTTCCCCACCAGAGACTCAGGCCCCTTGATAATCTTCACCCACGAGTGCGGGCCGCCCGGCCACTTCCTGCCGGTGCCGAACACCTTCAAGGTGGTCTCATCCGTGAGGTCGCCCCGGATGACGCGGTTCTCTGTCGCCTTGAGGGCGTTACCTGCTGACGGCTGCACCAGAACCTTGTCGATCGTGAAGGTCTCCCCTCGCTCGAAACGACGCCCGGTGCGCCCCTCCTTGACGACAGCGAGCGTAACCTCAACCACATGGGGGCCATTCTCCAGGTAGCGCCCACGACGGGGCCGGAACCCTACCACAGCGTCACCTCATCCTCGTCATAAACGGGGTGATCCCCCGCGAAATCCAGGGCTGACGGTCCACGCAGGTACGTGGGGTCCACCGTCAGCGGCCCCTCCATGGCGCCCAGAAGGTGCATGCGCCGCGCGTAGCCGTCCATCTCAGCCCCAGCCACACCCCACCCGGAGGTGCCAGCCTGCAGGGCCCGCCAGTCCCGGTCGGTGATCTCCAGGATGCCAGACGCGACAGCCTGATTCACCGAGTAGGTGTAAGTGCCCTCGGTCTCATACTTGTAGAGGCCGCCGCCAGGCGCCCTGAGGACACGGGAGACCGACTCGGCCTCCACCATCCGCATGATGATGGAGAAGCTGTAGTCAACGCGACACCGATTCACGGCGTCAGGCATGCGCGACAGGATCAGGGCCTCAACCCGATCCAGAAGCACCTGCACCCAGGTCTTCTCATCGTCCTCCAGGTACCGCATAAGCGACCCCTGAACATCATCCAGTGTTGCTACCGTCACTTCTCCACCTCCTCAGGAAACCAGGCCACGGGGTGGCCGCCAGTCGAAACCAGCGGCCACCACTCGGGTCACTTACTGGTGATCTTCACGAACGCGCGCGGGTCACGCAGAACCCAGCCGAACTGGGCCTCAGCGAGGATCGCACCCATGTTGCGGTCGAAGAGGTCAACACCACCGGCGCGCTCGGTCGCCTTACGGTAGGTGATGGTCTCAACGAAGCCGAGACGCAGGGCGTCCTTGAAGTCGCCGCCGATGCCGAGGAGCTTCGCGGCCGGGACCTTGGCCTTCTCGTAGCCGGAGACGGCGCGAGAGTAGGTGGCCGGGACACCCAGGACGGTGCCGAACTTCGCGGTGATGTCGGGGGCCTGCTGGTAGAGCGGGCGCCCCTGAGCATCCAGGGCGTTCACCAGGTTCGAGCGGAACTTCGGGGCCAGGAGGAAGTGGTCAAAACCAAACTCGGCCTCGTCAGCGTCATCCAGCACAACCTTGTCGTAGGCGGCGGACAGCTGCTTGGTGAAGTAGCCGGTAGCAGTGGAGGCCAGGTCGAGCTCCTGCACCTTCGTGGTGGAGGTCAGGGCCTCCTTGCCAGTGATGGCGGTACCGGTGTTCGCATCGATGCCGTGGATGACGGCAGTGTCGATGGCGCGAGCAATAGCCTCACCGAGGGCGCGCTGGATACGCGAGTACTCGCCCAGCGGGTCAGCCTTAGCGGTCTCCTCCGAGTAGAGGATCATCACAGCGGCCTTGACGGGGGTGACCGTCTTGACCTTGGTGGACAGGGTAGCGACCGGCTTAAGGCCACCCTCCGGGACGATGCCAGCGGTGGGCTGGCCGACCGGGATCGGAATGGCGGTACCGTTGATGGAGACCGGGACGCTACCGGCGAGGCCCTGGACGACGGAGCCCTTCATGGCGTTGTCCCAGATGCCCTTTACGACGGTCTTGGGAAACGCTGCCTCATTCCCGGCGTTAGCGCCGAGAATCTTGGATACTGTCTCGATCTTGGCTTCGTTGTCGGGATTGTACGCGGGTGCAGGCATATGCCCTCCTTACTGGTCTGCGAGGCCGAAGAACCCGAGCGCCTCACTCAGGCCGTCATCCTCGGTCTCAAGGTCTGCATCCACCGCAGGGTCGCGGGGGATTGAAGGCGCGGGCGTAGCGTCTGCCTGCTCGCGCAGCGTGGCGAGGGCGTCTACCTGCTCCTGCCACGAGTCTTTGTCGCCGGTGAGGAATGAGGCGAAGCGGGCCGGAATGTTGGCCTTGGAGAGGAGAACCTCCTTCTCGGAGAGCTCGGCGGCGGCACGCTCGGCAGCCTCCTTCGCCTCAAGCTTCTCAGTGAGTGCGGCCAGCTGGGCTCGCAGCTCACTCACCTCATCCGCAGGAGCTTCCGCATCATCCTTCGGCGCCTCCTCCGCAGGAGTCTTCTCGTCCGTCGCAGAATTCTCAACGGGGGTCTCCTCGGCGGGCTCGATGGGGTAGTCAGTGGTTGAGATAGGTCCGTCAGTCTCTTCAACGACGGAGGGCTCAGGCGCGGGGGTGTCGCTCATTTGCGCTCCTTCTGCTTCTCCCGGAAGTACTTGTCCATTGCGCGCCTAGCATCCACTCCGTGAAGGTCCTGGTCGCGCACAACCTCATTGTACACACGTTCGAATGCGATCTGCTGATCCTTGCCTTCCCAGTGCTTGGAGGTGAAAACCGGCACGATCGTGCAAAAATCTGACTCATGGAATCGGTCCACCCTGAGCCCCGCCGACTCGGACGACTTATAAACCGGGCCGCGGGAAGCGAGCATCGCACAGAAACCGCAGGGGCCATTCTTGTTCGGGTGGGTGACGCGGGCAAAAGCGAAGGGACGTGCGATCAACTCGCCACGGGAATTGCGGCGGTACTTGTCCGGCACATCCGAGAACACCTTCATGCTGCGGTGGCGCTCCTTAACGAGCTCCTCCTCGTCGAGAGTGCGCACAGCCTCCTCCACCCTGTCGGCGACCTTCTCGAAAGCCTCCTCTAGGGGCATGCGTGGGCGACGGCGGGACTCAATCTTCTCGACATCCGCAACGATCGCCTTCTGGGTGCTCTCAGAGAACTCCTCAAGGTCCTTCGCCAGGTCATCCAGAGCTCCCTCAATCAGCTCAATCGAGGACGGAGCAGTATCCACCGCATCAGCCACCGTTCGGCGCGCAGCGGCCAGCACATGCCCCTCCAGGGTGCGTTCCAGGCGCCTCATCCCCTCAGGGGAATCGAGAGCCCCTTGCACGTCACGGATAGTGCGGTCGATCGTCTTCGGGCTGTATCCAGGCTGTGGGGGCACCCACGACTCGGGAACCCCGGCCTTGCGAGCCTGGCCGCGTAGGAACAAGGCGGCAGCGGCCCACGCCTGTTTGCGGGCCTGCCACATGATCGGCGTCAGCAGCTCCCCCACATGCTCCCTAGCGGGAGGCTCAGGAAGGTTCTCGAGGGGGCGCAGAGTGTCCTCAACGCGGCGCCTGAACAGCATGACGATGCTGCGCAGGATACTGTAGAACAGGGCTTCACTCACCCTCAGGGACCTCCTCCTGATCCTCGGGCACCTCAGGGGCTTCCGGCATGTCCACGCCAGCCTGCGCGTCCATCTTCTCCTCGCGGGCCTTCTCGCGGCGCAGCTGCTCAGGGGTGAGGTGCAGGAACTCGCGGGCCGTCTCATCCCCGATGATGCCCTGGCTGTGGGCCTGTAGTGCGTTCGCCATCTGCGCGGAGGTTGAGGGGGCGGCAGCATCGCGCCACGTCACCTCAAGGGCCTCCAGTCCATCCAGAGGCATGCCATTCGCCTGGGCGACGATCCGTCCGACCCGCTCGAGGGCGTCACTGAACTGGCGCTGCTTGTTCTCCGCGCGGGCGATCAGCCGGTCCTTCGCCACGCGCAGGGCCTCCGCGCTGGTGGGGTTGTTGTCTGAGGAAACGCCCATCATCGACGGGGGGATTCCCGTCATGGCGGACAGCTGGAGGGCGTAGGACCTGTACGTGTTGATGAACGGGTCCAGCGCCATACCGGTCAGCTGCTTCACGTCACCGCCGGAGGGGATGGCGATCAGGTTACCCATGTACGCCTGCATCTTCTCAGGATACTGGGAAATCATGTCCGAAGCACCATCGCCCACGACGGCGCGCAGCGGGGAGGATGCAACCTCCTGAGCCACCTGGAGGTTCGTGAGCGTCCTAGAGGCGGCGTCGATGACGGAGGTGAGCTCACGCAGATCGGAGCGCCCATACTTGTCGGACAGGCGAGCACGATTGAACATGGGGACGATGGACGCCCCCCACTGGTCCTGGCGACCCTGGCCTACGGCCTTCCAGTCGTACTTGCCCTTCGCGTAGAACTCCACACCGTCAGGCGTGTAGTAGGTGGCACCCACGTTCCCGTCGTCACGGCGGTAGAGGACAACACCCTCCACAACCTCGCCACGGAAGTTGATGCGAACGCGAGCATGCTTCGCATCCACCGCCCGAATAGACGCGAACTCGTGCTCATCATCCGGGGGCGCAATCACCCAATAGGAGGCGCCAGCACTAATGGCCTCCGCTGCCGCAAGGTTGAACTGGGAGTCCATGTCGTTCGCCTGCCACGTCTTCCGCAACAGGTCAACCACACCCATCTTGTCGTCATCCGCGACACGGTAACCGTCCGGGATCAGAATCTCGGTGAGGACATCCACGGCCATCTTGGCGAACGGGGCCTGAATCTCCAGGACGCGCGCCTTCGCGGGGAGGCTGATGCCCACAGCGTCTAGGCGCCGTTTCCCCTCGTAGTAGCCCTCATAGGTGATGGGACGGTAGGCGCCCGACGCGAACTTGGAGATCATCTTCTGGAAGCTCACATGAACACCTTCCATTCACCTCGCGGAGCAGTCAGGTCCGCCCACTCCTTCGAATTCTTCACGTGCCTATACAGCATTCTAGCGCCGATCATGCACACAGCGAGGTCGATCTTCTTAGACGACTTAGGGGACTCCTTCTTCACTGACCAGCGGCCCTTGAACTCGTTCACGCGGCAGTTCGACACATGCTCACCCAGAGCGGAGTCCCCGTCGTGGGTGAACGTCTGCTGCTGAATCTCCGTGAACGCCGTCTCGGCCGCCTCGGCGAACTGGTATGCGTGAGAGCGCATGTCCCACGCGATCGGTGAAGCGGACATGCCGCCACGCACCGCGGGGACGATCAGCCTGTCGCCGAAGTCCTCAGGCCACGCCGTGCGCGTGAACGACTCCCACTCGCGCACGTCGGCCCAGAACGCGACCACGTTGTAGGTGTCGAACGCCTTCCGCACACCAGCGTCCACGGCGGCTACGTTCACCACGCCGAGGGGCTTCTCGGGCTTCCAGTGCCCGATCTTGAAGATGTGCCCGTCCTCCATGCAGCATCCCACGAGGGCCGTGTGGTCATTGGACTTTGAGCCGTCGAAGAACATGACGATCCGCTCCCCGGGCTCTACCTTCCGGTCCGGTTTGCGCAGCTGCGTCCACTCCTCCAGGGTGATCCAGGACGCCTCGGCCGCGTTCGGGCGATTCAGGAAGAAGCGAATGGAGCGAGACTCGGGATACTCGGGGGACCAAATCTGCTCCTTGATCGACTCCAGGTTCACCCACGGGCAGTCCTCGTACACGTACTCGAGGGCTTCCGTGAGCCCAATCTGCCCCTCCTCCGGCTCGTCCGTCAGGACCGTGTTCGGGGGCGCGATACGGGCATCGTAGAGGACCTTCGTCTTACCTCGCGTGAGTCCGTCCTCCTGGTCGCACCACGCCTCGAAGATCGCCTCAGCCGAGGACTGCTCGCCCGGCACCCACGCGTTGCAGGTGCCCATGAAGCGGCCGCCCATCTTCGCGGCGTTCTGCTGGATCGTCTGCAACATGGCAGGCCCGCCCTGGGCGGGCAGCCAGTGCTCGAGCTCATCCCCCACAACGAAGGACACCTCACCGCCCTCCATCGAGTGGGCGGAGGAAGTCATCTGCTGGAGCTTCCCCCCGCCCGGCGTCTCAATGAACGTCTTCGCCACCTCGAGGTCGTACTTGCGGGCGAGCGGCCCCTTCTTCTGGCAGAACGCCCTGACCATGCGGATGGTATTCTGGGTTTGCGCCTCCGATGTAGCGACGATCTGCACGAGTGGCATACTCATCAGCTTTGCGCGCACCCCGAACGGCTCATGGCGATCGAAGCCATCGAACCGACAGGGACCGAGGAGCTCAAACAGGCAGAGTGCGGCGGCGAAGGGGCTCTTGCCACTCCCCTTGCTTAACCTTCTAATTCCCTGCCTGTACACAAAGGAACCCTTATGATTCAGGGCGTAGAAATGAGCAAGGAACTCAATCTGCCGGTCCGTCGGAATGAACGGCTGCCCTGTGCGCGGCCCGTTCGGCTGCACAAGGTTGTCCATCATCCATGCGGCAGCATGATACCCGAGCGTCCGCTCAGGGAGCTCAAGGGGGAGCGTGTCTGTTCGCTCCCGTGGTGCGGGGAGCGTCTCGGTCACTTCGCGGCCCGCGCCTTCGCCCACGCCTGGAGAGCGACAACGCCAGCGGACTCAGCCTCAGACTCGTCAACGCGGTTGATCTCGATCTGCACGCGACGCCGATCTCCCTCGGTGAGGAGGAGGCTGGTGAGCATCGTGTTCACGGCCGCCAGCATCGTAGGTGAGCGCCGCTCCTGCATCTTGTAGTTAGACAGGTCATCGCAGGTGGAGTAGAGGACGATCCAGTCCGACGGCTCGTAGTAGCGAGTGAACGTGGACTGCTCCACGGCCTTCCACAGCTTCTTCGCAATCGGATGCCAGTCAGGGTCAGGCTTCGGGGGCTTCACCTTATCGGCGACCACGTTCACGGGCTCCACGCCGCCATCGAGCTTCCTCGCCTGAGTGGTGCGGTGCCCTTCCGTGCTGCGCTTAGGGATCGGTCCCTTAACTCCCATCGCCGACTCTCCTACAGGTATCCGGGGTGCTTACTCTTCGGCCTAGGGCCACGAGCCTTATTGCGACCAGTATAGCGGAGCTTTCTCGCCTCGACGGACTGCTGCTGCGTTCTCGCCATATGGCAATGCTGGCAGAGGCTCCTCAGGTTATCCGGGACGTGTGGGCCGTCAGGGAAGATATGGTCCACCTGATTCGCCTTATTACCGCAGAACACACAGAGACCGCCGTCGCGCTTAAGGACCGTGCGCCTAATCTTCTCCCAGTCCTTAGGGAGCTCCTTACGGCGCCTAGACTGCCTACTCCACGCCATCTACTTCGATCCTATGCAGTTCGACGACGGCGCGCACATCACACCTTGCGAGCAGGTCACTGAGGACGCTCTCAACCTTGTTACGAGCGTCAATGAACTCGCGGTCAGCCTTATCCTTTAGGTCGTCATCTACTCCCACCCGCTCACACGAGTCACAGTAGCGGACCGCCAGGTACAGCCCCTCTACGGCGATCTCAACCTCAGTAGCCAAACTCTCAGAAATCATTCCACTCCCCCGACGTGCACATTAGAAATCTGGGCCAGAACATAGAAGCCACACAACTCCTGCACGAGGTCAGTGATCGCATTCTCAGTGTCAATGCGCGCAGTCAGGTAGGCGTTCCACGCATCGTCGATGAACGGGTCGCCGAGCTCCAGCGACTCGCAGTCATCCAACTCCATCCGCGCAACCCTCAGGCGATCAAGGGCACTGCGGAACTCATCCATACTCATCACGTCACCTCCAGTGAGACACAAGAGTCGAAACCATACCGGTCTCCCACGAACATCTCCAGCTGCTCCTCCAGAGCCTCCTGCGACTCCTGAACACGGATGACTGCATCATCCTGCTCCGCGTCACGCCTATGGGCCGGAACATCCCAAGCTCCGCACTGGTCAGCATCATTCAAGGCATCGCGCAGCTCACCGGCGGCGCAGTCCATAGCAGCCAACGCCACCTTCTCGTGCACCGACGCGACCTTCTCCGCAACAGTCATCGCACATCCCCCGGGTAGGTCATCGACACGCCCTCATTCGAAGGGGAGCCCTCACGAATGTCGAACAGGAACGACGGCTTAGCATCCTTCCCACCGAAGTAAGCATGCTGGATCGACAGATAGTCGCCTGGGTAGACGTACATGTCCTTCTGACCCTCATTCCTGAAAATCAGGGTTCCATCATTCGTGCGCTCGGGGTGATTGTCACAGAGGATGACATCGACCTCAGGCTTGTTCTTGTCGCCGTAGACGAGTAGATACAGCATGGATGTTCCTTTTACCAGATGTTGGATCGCTTACTGGACGGGAGGGGGCAGGGCTCAATGCACGGGTGACCCATCTCGGCCAGCTCCCTGACTGTCGGGTAAGCCTGTCGCGCCTCCTTGGCGCACGCCGAGCACTTCCCCTGCCCTGAGTAGAGGCGCGTACCCGGCCAGTCCTTCACGGAAGACCGTGGGGGGCGCATCTTCTGGCCGCATGAGGAGCACTTGTGCTCGATGGTCCAGTCGATGAGTGCCTTGGGGGTGTGGCCCCGCAGGAGCTCCCGGTAGCAGGGGTTGCAGGTGCCGCGGCCGCCGTAGGGCTTGGTGCCGGGGAACTCCTTCGCCGTGGTGCGCGGGGGCCGGTAGGGCTCGCCGCAGTGAGTGCACTTCGGGAACTGGCGGCCAGTGTCGGGGTTGGTCATGGTTGTCCTTTCGGTGGCTGACCTGGACATTCTACCACGCCTGATGGCCTTGAGACAAAAGGCGAGGCCCGCCGGGCATACGGAGAAGGAAAGGAAACTTCACTCCGACCCATCCGGCGGGCCTCTATCAGCACGACCAGCATACATGCGGCGACGAGGCGAGCGCAACCCGCCGGAATCTCCGGACAGTTCACCCCCGAGGCCGCAGGAGCCAATCTGGGCGCCCTTCGCGACCCCACCCAGGTCAGCACACACACCCACCCCCGTTCGGCCGCCCACGAGCCTCCCAGTGGCCTTCTCGGCCTGCCCGGGCCCCCGCCGCCGCGGCGCAGTTCTCTCTGGTGAGTGTTGACCAACTAGAGACGATCAACCCAACGTAACCACAACCCAACCCATTGCTTGGCACTAGAGCAAGGAAGCCTTCAAGGTCAGGTTCCGTCTCGGTAAAGCAAGGAAGGGCAAGGGCAACGAAGGTGTCTCTGAACGCTCCAACTCGATCAGGCGACCAAGGATCAACTAGAGCCAGGTACGTGACTAGTCAATGAACCATTTCCTCGTCCTTGCTCTCGTGGACCAACTGGACCACGAGCCAAGGCGACGACCAAGGACCAACGGTCCGACGGTCGGAGCGAAGCGAAGATCATGGCTTCGCGCGCACGCGCGATTAAGAGTTCTCTTAAGGGGTTCTAGTTAAGGGGTTATTGTGAGGACACCAGTGTCCTCTGGTTCGTGACACCAGTGTCCTCTGGTTCGTGACACCAGTGTCCTCTGGTTCGTGACACCAGTGTCCTCTGGAAAGTAGGACATGAAACCCCATAGATATACAGGTTGCGTGCAGCGGAGAGGTGCCATACAATGGAGGCATGAGAACTAACACCCCCACCCTCGACACCATCCCCGACAGCATCGCCGTTCGACTCTTCCGCCTGCAAGACACCGTTCTGCATGCCGCATACGGAGGTTGGTGGTCACAAGGGCACGACCAGTACATCCTCCCCCCCGCGGCGCGAGCCGGATGCGCACTCCAGTACACAGAGCTCGCATCCAACCTCTACGCGGCCGCCATCGACGAGACAATCACGTTCACCACACCCATGACCGGAGAGCCCACGATCCCCCACACTGAGTCCCTAGATGAGCTCACATGGCGACGCATGAAGCGCCTACAGGACAGGGGCCTCATCACAATCAATGGACGGGGAGGCAAGAGGACCATCACCTTCAAGGCCGCCCACCCGGCCATCTCCCGCAGGCTCGACTCCCTCATCGTCGCCTGCCTCCCCAGCGGGTCTGACGAACCCGACAGTCACTACAGCGATCGAGTACTGGAGCAGCTCCAATACCTCCCCCTCTCCACAAGGGCAGTAGCGCGCAAGCGATGCATTGAGGTAGAAAAGGAGTTGGGCGCCCCAGAAGGCTCGCTAGAGCCCATCATCGCCAGGTAGCAAAAGCGAGGGGGCCGGCACACACGGACCGGCCCCCTCTAGAGAACACAAGGAGAGTATAACACACCATGTCAACCGTTATCTACGAAGCACAAGCCGCCGGCCTCCGAGGCATCACCTCCACCGAGAAGGTGGTCGCCCTCATCCTGGCGGCCCGCATGAACTCCAAGCTCCCCGGCTGGGGTGGCCGCCCAGTGACTTTCCCGGACCTCACCGAACTTGCCGAAGACGCCGAAGTCGATAAGCGCACCGTGAGCAGGGCGATCGCCGCCCTGAAAGAGCGAGGCATCATCCAAGTCATCCGCTTCCGCAAGGAAGACGGGAAGCTCAGCCGGAACTGCTACGTGTGGACCGCCGACCAGTCCGACGCCTACAAGCCCGACTGGATGACCACCCGCGACAGCGAGTCCCAGAAGCCAGAAGAGCGCATGACCGCCGAGCAGCAAGCCGCAGCAGCCGCAGAGCAGGTACACCCGGCCGTCTGGGCGAAGCGACATGTAGCCGAAATCCCCGCCCAGGAGCAGGAGACCGCCGCCACAGACGGCGACCAACTCTCCATCGAGATCGAAGAGCCAGCTCCCAAGCCTCAGAAGAAGGCAAAGATGACCGGACGCAGCACCACTATCCCGGATGGCTGGACGCCCAACGAGAAGTGCCTCGCCTACGCCCGCGAGCACTACCCCTCCATGCCCATCAGTACCGAGATCGAGAACTTCCGAGACTACTACCTGAGCACAGGTACCAAGCGCATCGACTGGGATGCCACCTGGCGTACCTGGTGCCGCAAGGGCAACGCTATTGCGAAGGGCGCGTGGGCGCAGCCTCCAGCCTTTGGTGCACCTCAGGCCACACCGGCCATCAATCCCACCACTGGCAAGCCGGTGACTCGAGACGACTTCGGGTACGCCTGCCTTGACATGGGCATCGACCCCAACCTCTACATCAAGTTCTGGAAGCCTCACATGGGACTCCCCAGCGATCCCGACTGGCCTGCCTTTGCGGCCGAGATTGACAGGCACTGCGGTAGGGCCTGACCGGCTCGGGAGGGGCAGATTAGACCTGCCCCTCCCGCAGGCGCTTGACACCCCCGTCCAACCCTGTCTACACTCCAGTCATCAGCACAACCGAAAGGAACCCACCAATGAACACCATCGGCCGTATCGACGCTTTCATCAGCACCCTGCGCGAAGCCCACAAAGCAGGACTGCCATCCGGGTACAGCGACGACAACCCTGCGGATAAACTTATCACCCTCACAGGCAACATAAGCGACCTCTGCTGGGAGATTGCGGCCATCGCCAAGCAGGCCGACCCGTCAAACAAGATCATCACAGCAGATAGCATCAAGCACAACGCCACAAACATCCTCATCATCTGCATCACCGAACTCGAGAACCTCGGCTACGCTACTGACAACGCAATCGAGCTCATCGCCACCGACGGCGCACTCTGGTTCTGGAATCTCAATCAGTGCCCCCTCAATAAGCTGGACCAAGACGTAGACCCAGCCGACCGAATCCAATCCCTCAATGTCGCCATGGGGCGCCTGCTGGAGTGGTGGCCCAACAAAATCACCCCCCAGATAGGGGGTAACCTGAACTCAGAACTCGAGCGACACTTCATCGACCTGGCATACGAGGCCGCCTGTACCATCATCGCCCACAACCACTGAGCACAAAAGGAGCCACAAAATGACCGACGAAACCTTCACAGCCCTTAAATACGCTGGTCCCGCCAATTGGCACCACCTCATCGCCCCCACGCGCACATTCCCCCTCACCGACGACACAATAGAGATGGCAGCCACGTCGATGGACTCGACCCTCAACTGCCCCTACGACATCGGCGCCATCACCACGCTCGTCGACCTAGCAGCAGCCGCGAACATCCTCGCCAACGCAATCGCCAACTGCAAACAAGTTGCAGGCGCACAGAGCATCTTCAAATTAACTCGCGCCGCAGCCCACGTCCTCGACACCATCAACAAAGACACCCCCTCATTCACGCCAACATTCAACACCTACAGGCACTTCAAGCGCGCAGCAGAAACGCGAGACTCACAGGTCCTCTCCATGCTCCTGATCGACGTCATCCGCATCGCCTACAACATCACGGAAAGCTGACAAAATGCCCTGGCCCACCTCACTAATCATCATCATCAAAAACGCCACCACAGGATGCAAAGACGTCCGCGACGCCATCGCAACCACCACAACCCCAGGCCAACCTCAAGACGGATACACAATCCTCACCGGGGAAAGCGCCGGACTCACCATCCTCCCCAACTTCGCCGACGACTCAATCGCCGAATGGGAAGAGATAACAATCATCCCCACTGGAGAACTCGTAGCCCTGCGACACGCATTCATGGGTGCCAAGCTCACCAGATTCCAATGCGAAGTCATCCAGAAGCTACTCACTCACGCCCCCAAGAAGGCAGCAGATGAGCACGAATGACCCGCTAGTGCCGAAGATCGAAATCGGCGAGCGCGGAGACGACAATCGAGTAACGGTGACCATCGACATGGTCCCGCTCTCCTCCACCTACGACGTACCGTAACCGCCCGCGGGGGCCTGCAACACCAGCAGGCCCCCGCCAACACCCCACAAAACACGTGAACACCGAAACCACCATCATCGGCATCGCCCTCAGCGGCGACCGCAACGCCCTCATCGACCTCGACAACATCCACCCCCACCACTTCGCAGACACCCGCAACGCCGCCATCTGGCAGCTCATCGAAGACTACAAGCAGAAGAACCCAGGACAAGGACTCACCCCAGACCTCCTCCTCGACAAACTCCCCTCCATCACCACAGCCCACGTCACCCCCGACTACCTCCTCGACACCATGAACGGCGTCCACGGAGGACACATCAACCTCGCAGGCGTCCACGCCAACAAACTCATCGACGACAACGCCCGCCGCCACCTCGCAGACGCCTGCACTAGGGGCCTCCAAATCATCGAAGCCGGAGGAGACCCCAGCGACGCAGAAGCCAGCATCCGCGAACTCCTCAACCAAGTCAGCACCGGCAGCACCACCCTCGTCAACAACGACACCTGCCTCACCCAAATCACTGACTTCACCACCAAGGCAACACCCTTCACCCCCACCCCCTGGCCAGACCTCAACCAGATCATTGGAGGATGGAAGCCAGGCGGCCTCTATGTCATCGCGGCCAGGCCGGGGGTTGGAAAATCGCTCCTCGCACTCCAAGCTTCAACTGAGCTCGCCGACACTGGCCACGTCTACTTCGCCAGCCTCGAAATGGCGGGCCGCGAACTCTGGTCACGCATCATGGCCAACGTAGCCAACGTCCCCGGCGACGCAGTAACCCGCCGCCGCCACCCCACCCCCGACGAACAAGCCCGCATGACCGCAGCCGCCCCCCACCTCAGGCAACTCCCCATCCACTTCGACGACCGAGCCAACCTCACCATCGGAGACTTCGTAGCCACCACACGCCTCCTCCACCGCCAGCACGGCCTCACCGCCGCCTTCATCGACTACATCGGCCTCATCAACGCCGCACCAGGCGACCGCCGCGCCCGCTGGGAGCTCATCGGCGAATACACGCGCTCCCTCAAGAACCTCGCCAAAGACCTCCAAATCCCCGTCTTCGCCATCGCCCAGCTCGGACGGCAAGCCGAGCAGTCCCCCGGCGGCGAACTCCAGCTCTCCCACCTCAGGGAGTCAGGCAACATCGAGCAGGACGCCAACGTCGTCCTACTCCTCTCCTGCCCTCACGAAGGAGGGGTCACCGACTGGACCCGCGCCGACATCCACGTCGCCAAGAACCGGGAAGGCCGCACCGGCCACGTCCTCCTCGAACGCGAAGGCGACTACAGCCGCCTCAACCACCTCGGATGGGCCCCCAGGGCTTGACAGCCGCGTCCAACCCTGTCTACACTCCAGTCGTCAGCACAACCGAAAGGAACCCACCATGAGCGACGCCACCCACGCGGACGACATCGACCTCGACACCCTCTACAACGAATTCATCAACGCCGCAAAGATCGCAGCAGGACAGGCTCTCGAGGAAGAGGAGGAAGAGCGTGAAATCCAAGAAGACCGGGAGACACCCCTAGACCTCCTCGCCCACAACTAAAACAAGGGGCCCCCGGCTTTCCACACCAGGGGCCCCAACGGAAGAAACAAGAACAGGAACGAAGCTAATTTGTTCTTGCGCAGAAAGGATACACCATGGCCAGCGAACCTGTCTACACCCACCACCCAGACATGATCGCCCTCCGCCAAGCCGAAGCCCTCACAGGCATCGACTACAAGCTCATCCACGACGCAGCCCGCAAAGGCCACATCTACTGGAACCGCTACAACGCAGTACCCACCTTCCGCGTCAGCAAACGCGACACCATCAAATGGGCACAGGAGAAGACATGCTGACCCGCCCCCTCAAGGTCGCCTATGCCTTCCTCATCTCCCACTACATGCGCATCCACCCCCAAGCCGCCTACCATCTCATCAACACGGCACTCAACTACGGCCGACTCCCAATCCCCGGAAAAACCGGAGGCATCTACCGATCCGTCACCATCAGGCGACACCAAACAACCATCATCATCCGCCGCGAGCGCCACAGCTGCACCCTAATGGCCTGGGGGCCGAAACACGTAACAGTGCAAGGCTCCTACAGCGCAACAGACTTTGCAGACATCATCACCCGAACGCGCGGCATTCTCAACAGGCAACGAGCCCTCGACATGAACTGGCGAGCGATCGCGTAAACACCACACCCACAGGAAGGCCCCTGAGAGCCCCACAGACAGGCTTTCAGGGGTCAACCTCACTTCCCAAACCTGCACGCAATCCGAGCGCCTAAGACGCGTAGCGGTCGGCTCGGACCCCACCCCGGGTTATCCCCTGGGGTTACTGGGAAAGGTTTTTTGATCGCTGGTTATTTCGGTGGCGTGATGTTTGGTGTTTGTGCTGGTCAAGCGTGTTGTGTGTTGTTCTGTCTGGTTGTGTTTGTGTGTTGTGTTGGCTGTGTGTTAGTTGCGTGCGCGTGCGTGTGTGTGCTCGTGTGTGTTGGTGTTGGTGTGTACGTGTGTTCGATGGTGCAGGTCACGTTGTGTGTTGTGGGTTGTGGGTTGACGCGGTCGGCTTCGTGTGGCGTATGGTTTGGGGCATCAGCAACACGGCCCCGACGGTGGGGCGAACCGAAAGGACAACGAAGATGAGCAAGAGCGTGATGCGCATGGTGGCGGCCCTGGTGCTTGGGGTTGTGGGCCTGGTGGGTTGTGTGCCCGCCTACGCGGCTGAGGAGCCCGCCCCCACCGGTGGCTGGGTGCTCGCCAGTACGGGCGCCCCCGTTGACGTGTCTGAGACTCCTGCGTGTGAGTCGGAGGATCAGGAGTATGGGCCGTGCTTGTGGGATGCCCGGTCTATGGGGAACGGTGCCGGTAGGTCGTTCATTGTTGAGGAAGATGGTTCCGTGTCGTATCTGCGGTGGCGTGACGGCCGTGAGACAGCTTTCCCTGGGTGGCTGTGGGTCGGCACTGTTGAGGCCGCTGACGTGGCTGGCCTGCCGTCGTGTGCTGACGTGAACGGTGAGGTGACCTGTCAGCGGGATGGCCGGTACGTGCTCGAGGTTGACTCCCGGGCGTGCACTCAGACCATCACCACCACCGACGGTGAACGCTACATTCCTGGGCCTGCCGTCGCTAAGGCGCTCAGTGACCAGTGCGGCCGGAAGGTGCCTAGCGGACACCAGAACCAAGCAGGACTGAACGGAGCACGCAGTAGTGGCTCTACGGGGGTTGTGCATTCGGCTTCGCCGAACGCGGCTGTGAATAGCGTTGTGGATAAGCCGACCTCTCCTAGTCGTGACAAGGTTGTGGGTCCTGTGGTTTCCGGCGTCGAGGACAACTATGACCAGGAGATCGCTGCGGTGTTCGGTGGGCTGACCTTGCTGGTGCTGGCCGGCGGTGTGTGGCGGTCGCGGCGCAGCGATGGCCGGCGCTGAGGTGGCGCGTTGATTGGGTGCGCCTATCGCACACGTGTTCGACCAATTGTTGTGGGGTTGGTTGGCGTGATGCGATAGGCGCCCCTTTCGTGTGTGTGCTGGCCGGTGGGGTATTGACTTATCGTACTGTGCCTGCCGTCTCGCGTGAGTGTCTCAGGTCATTGAATCGAACGGTATTCGTGGGACCTTAGTCCTATGCTTCGCACAGTGGAGGCACTGGCGGCACTCAGTTAGCGCCTAGGCTATGTTCGATGACCGTTCGAACGATTGGGTTACTGGCACCGAAAAACACCTATAGAAACCTTGCTTGACACGCCAGATTGGCGCGATTCTGCGGGAAAATAGCCCCCTATATGGTCGCCTCACCGCGCGGGCGACCAGCAGCCCGCCCAATGAAAGGAATCGAAATGACCGCCTATGACGAACTCCGCTCCGGTGAGGCCCGCTACTTCGGTGAGGCGCTGATTGCGGCTGACGCGTTCGGACGGTTTGAGGAGTACGCCCGCTCGCAGGGGTGTGCGGAGGTTTGGGAGGCCATGCTGCCCTATGCCGAGGAGCGCTATGTGGGCGTGATTGCGCGGGCCGTGGCCGTGTTTGCTGCGGCCTGACGGCGCCCTGCCGGCCCCTGGTTCCGCTTCGGCGGGCCGGGGGTTTAGCTTTGCCTGCCCGCAGGTGGCGCCGTGAGCCTCTCTGGGGCGATTTGGTGGCGTGGCTGGTACCCGCATATGGGTGGGGTGCCGAAAGGCTCTCAGATTTGCTCCTGCGGCCTCTCGTGCGTGTGTGCGCATGCGCGCGTGCGTACGTGGGCGCGTGCACGCGGCGAGATTGGGACACAGCGTCGAACGTGCGTTCGATGACGTAGGTCACGCAAATTGGTGCCAAATCTGGCTTGACCCAGCTTGTCTGGGTGTGTGTATAGTTAAGCCATCAGCACGGAGCGAACCGCTCCACCAAGAAAGGATCACAGCAATGAGCACCATCGACTACATCACTGACGTCACCGCCAACCTGACCGAGTGGGGCATCACCTACCGAGAGACCACTGAGGGCATCAGCGTCGGCAGCATTCACCTCGAGGTCGCCGAGGACGGATACCGCCCTGACGGCACCATCCTGAACGGCACTGAGACGGTTGCCATCACCAGCGACGCAGACAAGGCGGCAGCTCTCCTGGCCTTCCCGCTGGCCCGCCGCGCATGGGGGCTCGGCTACACCGGGGACTTCGAGGTTACCTGCGTGAGCGGTGATGTTGAGATGATTCTCTCTTACGGGAGTAGTGACCTGGTTGTCTCCGCTGGGATTGGTGAGGCGGACCGGTTCATCGTCGCGGAGCACCCCCTGTTCTGCGAGAACGTAGACATGGCTGACCTCAGGGCGGTCCTCGAGTCCACCCAGCTGGCCTACCAGAACCAGGAGGAGGCGTGGCAGACCCTCTGTGGTGCCAGCGACTTCGAGGCGGACCACTGGGAGAGCATCGTCGAATTCTTCAACGATAACACGCACATTGTTCACGGCTCCCGGATCACTAAGGTTGAGTCCCTCCTCACCGAACAAATCGCCGTTGTTGACGACTGGCAGACGGATTCCCCCGTAAACGTCATTGACGTTCAGACTGCCGAGGACACTACGCACTGGGCAATGTCCGACGTGGCCGCCGCCGTCCTGTACGCGATCTCCTGACACGCTCAGGTAGCCCGAATGGTTGTAGCGGGGGTTCGATTCCCTCGCCGGGCGCGACATTAACCCACAACACTAGGAGCATCACCATGACCGCCACCGAGGACCGTCTCGCCTATGCGCTTGATTCAGCGATGGATAACCTTGAGTTCGCGCTGGACGCGACTTCCATTGACTTTGAGGTCGCTACTTCGCCGAACACTAACCAGTACATCGTATTCTTCGCCGAAGGGGAGCAGCTTGCCTATGTCACCGCCGAACTCTCGCGGTACGGCGAGCCCACGATTTTCGTAGACATCTATCGCGTGGCCGCCGATGGTGGTGAGCGCTGGGTATGCGGAGACATGAGCGTCGACGCAGCCATCCTCTACATCATCGAAAACTGAACACTCTCAGGACGTAAGGACTGATGACATGAGCACTGTTGCTGAGCGCGTGCGACTAGCATTCAATGCGGCCACGGGGGAGAGTAAGCCCGCATCATCCTCATGGGCGGCCGCCAATCCGACACACTGACTGGAAGTGCGGAACATTCTGGGGACGCGGCGCCGCGAAGCGGTAGCCCAGGTGACGGCAATGGATTCGCTGAACATCAAGTATCTGGCTGTGCGTAGCCAGGACTGGACTAGTGTCGACGTGATGACTCACCTGTTAATCGATGCTGAACGGCGCGCTAAGGCGCTTGCAGAGCTGGCTGACATGCTCGGCTCAAGCGGCTGGCACGTTTACCCCATCCGGGAGCCGCTAACCCACGGCGGCCTTGGCGCCGCCAAGGACGGGAATCAGGTTCAGGTGTATTCGAATGGTGACGTGAGCGGATATGACGACGTGGCAGTCAGGTTCGCTAGGGATGCATTCGAGGTTGCGCTCGAGAGGACACAAGCCAGCTAGACGGGATGGTTGGCCGCGCAGTGTCGCGGCCGCTCCACCTCACCTAGAGGAATCGCGTAGCAGAAACACGGCCCGCCGCTGAATAACGCTTGCGCATGTTGGTTGAGAGCTACATAGAGGAATGGCCATAGGTGGCAGGCACCGCACGCACGGCGCCGCCCCGCGTAGTCGATACAGTCTGCCCACCTATGAGTCACCTAGACCGCCCCACTGTTTGCTGACTACATGGGTTTGCTGTGATCCATTTTTGGTCTAGGTGGCCCATAGGCGCCCGAAGCGTTCGGGGCCTGGAAAGGAAAGATCATGCCTGAACAGCACGCCACCATTGATGGGGTAAGCGAACCTCTCCACTACACCTGGATAGGTGATGCCCTGGCCCAGTCGGGCGCCCCCGCGTTCTCAGCCAACCTACAGTCCTGGGACCTACTGGACGCCCTGTTCCCCGACAATCCCCATCTCTGGAACGCGGGCAAGTACCTCACCCGGTTCGGCCGCAAGGGCGACCCCGGTAAGCGCGTAGAGGACCTACGTAAGGCCATCACATACCTCGAGCGGGCCATTAAGGCAGAGGAGAACCGTGCCAGCTGACGCGCCCCTAGAGCACCGCCTCATCACGCACGCGGACATGCGCCGCATGTCAGACGGGACCACCGTCTATGACGACAGACACCAAGCATGGGTCAAGCGCGGCCCATGGTGGCACCTAGACGACGGTGACACGCGCCTACTCGGCACAGAGCTCAAGCGCCTATCAGCATGGCTGTACACGCTCGAGCCGTACGCCCCACAGCGATACGTCTTGCAGCACTAACCCATACACAGGAGGCACACTCACTATGGGCCACACCCACGCGCCGAACGTAGCGATGCAGTTGGCCAGTATGTGGCCGCATTGCAGGTCCTACGTCACACCCACGCCCACGGGGTACGCCTTCACGTTCGGTTCTGTAGCGGCGGAACTCACCCCGGAGTGGTGGACAGTCCGCAAGCCTGGGCAGGCCGATCGGTACTGGGGGTACGTCGAATGCGATGAGGTAGTCATCGCGGACACGCTCGCCGAGGCGAACGCCCACAACTTCCATGATTCCGTTAGAGGCAGGATCACGGCATTCGATCGGCGCCTGCGTGTGCGGCGCGTCGGAGACGTGTACAGCATCACCACGGCGGAGTCGGAGACCATCACCATCGTCCCACTGGGTGGAATGATCTCGGCGACCGCGGGCGGTGTAACGCATGAGGTTGCGACGATGGGTCACGCCATCATGGCTGTGGGGGCGCTAGTGGCGTCCACGAAGTAGGTTCCTGGATAGGGGGGTTCCCAAGAGAATAGGGGCCTCCCAGCAGGATAGGGGGGTTCCCAAGAGAATAGGGGCCTCCCAGCAGGATAGGGGGGTTCCCAAGAGAATAGGGGCCTCCCAAGAAAGGAGCACAGATGGCAGAACAGCTGACAGTTCACCAGGCGCTAAGCAAGGTGATGGCGGAAGTTCAGGCAGTCAGGAAGGACAGCAAGAATCAGGCCCAGCGATTCAACTTCCGTGGCATCGACGCGGTAATGAACGCTGTAGGGCCCGCACTCCGCAAGCACGGAGTGACCATCCTCCCCGAGGACGTTGAGGTACATCGCAGCAACGGGACCACGGCAAACGGGAAGCAGACCGCTGAGGCGGTCGTCAAGGTCACCTACAGGGTCTACGGCCCAGCTGGGGACAGCGTCCACGGGAAGGTCGCGGCCGAGGCGATGGACTTCGGTGACAAGGCGATCGCCAAGGCGATGAGCGTCGCCTACCGGACGTTCCTCCTCCAGGCGCTCACCATCCCCACGGACGAGCCTGACCCCGACAGCGAGTCCCACGAGAGGGGGGCTTCCCAGGAGAACAGGGCCTCCCAGCGGAATACCCCCCTCCCAACGGAACAGGGGGTTCCCAAGAGAACAGCGGCCGAACAGTGCGGCATTATCCTTGACGGATTCTGCGCCACCCACCAGCTGGACGGCGACAAGGTTCGCGAGGAGTACCTCGCCGCAGGAGGAAAGGCCAACCCTGACATGCTTAGGGCTTGGCTGGCACAGAACTACGGGGCGGGGAAGGTCCAGTGAGCAAGAAATCAGCAGCCCGCAGGGCGGCCATCGCGGCACACATCGCCAAGGTGGCCTCCCAGGAGAAGAAGAAGGCCCTCAAAGAGCTCGAGGAGTACATGGAGCCTGGCGACACGACCAAGCCTCAGGTCGACGGACTCCAGGTGGGAACGGTGAGCGTCAGCGCGCCACAGCCCAGGTATCAGGTGGTTGATGAGAAGGCCCTCGTGGCCTGGCTCGAGTGGAACAAGCCCGACGCCGTACACAAGGTGCCCGCCCCATGGTTCGTGGCTGCCGCAGCCCTTGATGGGTTCATCAAGCAGACCGGTGAGGTCCCCGACGGGGTGGAGGTTGTTCAGGGTGACCCGCGCATCTCGGTGCGCATCTCAACCGCCCAGGAGGAAGCCATCCGGGAGCTCATCTCCACTGGGGACATCAGCATCCTCGAGATCGAGGGTGGGGATGCGTAGAAAGGGGGCTCCCAGGAAAACAGGGCCCTCCCAGGAAACAAGGGAGCTCGTGTACGAGAGGGATGGTTACCGGTGTGCCCGCTGCGGCAGGCACGCCGGTAACGGCCCCATGAGCATCCAGCACCGGAGGGCCCGAGGTATGGGTGGCACGCGCCAGCCGAACACGAACAGTCCCAGCAACCTCATCCTCCTGTGTGGGGATGGGGTGCGGGGCTGTCATGGGTACATCGAACAGAACAGGGCGGAGGCGCGACGTGCGGGATTCAATGTCCCCCAGTTCGTAACCAACCCCGAGAGCGTCCCAGTCGCCTACTGGGACGGGAGAACCTACCTGCTGAAAGATGACGGGAGGAGAGAATGCTTGGCCTAGAGGAGGTCACATACACATACGCAACCATCACGTGCGACTGGCCCTCCTGCACTAACAGGATAGACCTTCACCCGGGGCCAGCTGACATTGACCGAGAGAAGCGCGAGATTCGGGGCCTACGCAACCTAGCCACACGACATGGCTGGAGTATCGACAAAAACATATCAGAGACAATTTGCCCCTACCACACACAGAAAGGACACCCAATGAAGTTCACTGAACTCTCAGAGAAGATCGCCGCAGAGGCCAGACAGTACGAGGAGTCACCACTTCTCGTCATCAAGAAGTGGCACGGGTCGCTGCGTTCAATCGCAGATTGCATTATTGAGTCAGGGCGGGAGGGCGTTGATCCCGAGTATGCTAAATGGCTCCTCGACGACATTCAATTCTCCCTGCGGAGTATGGCCGTCGGGGCCGCAATCATACTGGAGTCCCTTGGTGTAGCAGACCCGGCAGCCGACTTCAATGCCGAGTACGCGCGGGCCGCCGCCAAGCACCCCGGCATGACGCTCGACTGTGACGGCCCGACGAACGAAAACCGCTTCTACGCCTTGGCCGAGGAGGTCGGGGAGGTTTGCGCCGCCCTCACCTACGACAACAAGGCTGACACTGGCCACAACTCAGACCTCATCTCCGAGGTCACCCAGGTTGGCGGACTTGCTATCGCCTGGCTCATACGATTCGACGAGGAGGAATCATGAGCGTCCTGCTGACTGCAACTATCGTGGCAGCCCTCATTGCGCTGGGGGCCTACGTCAACGTAGCCGCCCAACGCGACCACCTGGAGCGACGGGTGGCTGAACTGGAGTTCCAGCTCAGGTCAGCCTTGGAGCGGTACTATGACTCGCTCTCGTAAGAGCGCCAAGGCCGCAGGGGCGCGGTTCGAGAGAGTTGTCGCCGACTACCTTGCTGAGGAGTTGGACGACGACAGGATCGACCGCGCCCCCAAGGCTGGAGCCAAAGACAAAGGCGACATCGCCAACGTCCGCATGGGCGGCCACAAGATCGTCATCGAATGCAAGGACGTCGCCCGCATGGACCTACCTAAGTGGGCTAGGGAGGCCCAGGTTGAGGCGGAGAACGCCTCGGCCCTCCTCGGCATCGTTGTCCACAAGCGGCACGGGGTTGCCAAACCTGACCAGCAATGGGTTACAATGACACTCGGAGACCTCGCCAACCTCCTGAAAGGACACCAATGAAAACCATCCCCGGCTACCTCACTAAGAACGAGGCAGCCCGCACGCTCGGCATTACCCGCCGAACACTCGACCGACACATCCAGAAGCACAAGATTCCTACATTCCGATTCGTCGGAGACCCCACCATCTACGTTCTCGAAGAGGACATCAAGAAGCTCTTCTCCCCCATCCGAAAGGCGAACTAACCATGGCATGTGACATCACCGTCGAAGGCAACCTCGGCCAGGACCCCGAGGTCAAGTACACCCAGTCTGGCAAGCAGATCACCGAGCTCCGCATCGCGGCAACCGCATCCCACAAGGCCCAGGACGGCACCTGGGAGGACGACGGAGACCCCCTCTGGGTGACCGCCTCCTTCTGGGGCGAGCAGCACGGCCACCTCGCCGACACCCTCAAGAAGGGCGACAAGGTAACCGTGACCGGCCTCCTCATCCAGCGCGGATGGGACGGCAACGACGGGCAGCGGCGCACCAGCCTGGAAGTGAAGTTCCCCCGCTTCCGCGGCGTCATCCCTCGCCGCAACAGCCAGCAGCAGACCGGATTCAACGCCCCCAAGGGTGGCCAGCAGGGCGACCCCTGGGCGCAGGCTGGCGCACCATTCTGACGTGCATCTCAAACGCAAGACGACCCAACCTAAATCCAGGGGGCAGGTCGTCTGTGATGCCTGCTTCACCACAATCAGGCAAGGGCTCATGTACCGGAGGGACACCTGGAAGGATGGGAGCTACCACTGGTCCCTCCGGTACTGCCCAGACTGCTGGCTCGTCCTCGATGAGGTAGCAGCTGCAACACAACCGACATGCGGCGGCCCAGACGCCGAACACTACGAGCAATGGGCCGCCCAACACATCAGCACAGAAAGGGCGAAAGCATGGGCGATACGAACGTTCCCCACCTGACCACCACACAGCTGCTTGCCATTTCCAAGAGAGTTACCACCCATAGGCCAACATATCTCGTCGAGTCCGACGTGGCCGCCAATAAGGTGCGCTTGACGGGCATCTCTCGGACGGGACTCACTTACGGAAGGTGGCGCCTAGAACTGGATGGCGGCGACATGCTCCTGCAGGTAGTCATTGGCGAGACCATGTACACCGAGAGGCTCCCAGAGAGCTTCCCCTATCGATTCGACAGAATCTTGAATGGGGTGGAGTTGTGGGCGAAGGCGATGAACGCAGAAGAGCTCAAGGACTACGTTGCCTACAACCCGCACCTTGGGCACCTTCGCCCAGAGAGCATCATGAATCCTGCCGAGTATAGCCCACTTGGAGGTGTCCCCACGTGGTGACCATCGCCCGCAACGGATTCCAGTGGCGCGCGCGCATGGAGTGCGACACGTGCCACATCGCCAAGATCGATCAGGTGCACCAACACACCAAGCCGTGGGTGGCAGTCGAATCAACCATCAAGACCGCAGCCAGGACCCTCGGTTGGAAAGTCGGGGTCGAGACCGCGATCTGCGGAGCATGCAGGAGAACCAAGTGACCACCATATACCAGGCATACGACCTTATGACCAACAGTCGGCAGGCGACAGTGAAGTGTGACCAATGCGGTAGGCGTGTGTCAATCCCTATCCATCCAGGCAGTGCGTACGAGGACAACAAGAATGAACTGGTCGACGCCCTCCTCTACTGTGGCTGGGACTTTGAACTCACCAACGACGGACACTGCCTATGCTCGCAGCACAAGGAGGAGAAGTGACCAAGACATGGCGATACGTTGACGCGCGCTGCACATGGAAGCCCCTCGCCCACTACCTCGCATGGAAGTGGAGGCGGCAAGGTTACAGGACCGCATACGTCTCCGTCACCCCTTGTAAGGCTCTCGTTGGGGCGCTAGACTATGACCATTCCGGTGAGTGACTCCGCTGGATGTGGGATAGGTGAACGGCCCGGGGATCGACCAAGATGTCTCCCCGGGCCGTCGCCATACTCTTAACAGGAAGACAACAACCTATGACCCCCCTTGATGAAGCGATCATCGAGAATGACCTCCTCCCTGAGGACCAGCGCGCCAGTAACGTAGAGCTCGCAGCGCGATTCAACACCTCAGAGTCATCCGTCCGTCGGCACCGCGCCAAGTTGAAGCGCCGGGGCGCCCCCGACATGGGGCATGATGCGTTCTTCAACGACGTCCCCGTGGATGCCATCTTGCAGCGCGGGAAGACGATCCGCCTCCCCGACGGGAGCTACGAGAAGATCACCTGGAAGCCCGGCGCCGTAGAGATGGCTGAGGCTAAGCGCCTCTCCTACGAGGACCTCGCCCACGTCTTCCAGGAGCCCATCCTCCCCAAGGCCGCTAAGGTCTCTGACGCCTCCACGAAGGTCGTATGCCTTGCGGACTTTCAGCTGGGCAAGCGGGGCAGCGGGGGCGGCACCGAGGACACGATCCGGCTCGTCAGGCGAGCCATCAAGGACATCGCGGACGACATCCACTTCCGTGACCCCTACAAGCGCATCATCATTGCTGACGTGGGCGACAGCACGGAGGGTTTCTGGAACGTCGCCAGCCAGGCCCAGACCAACGACCTGAGCCTGACCGACCAGATCAGGACCGTGCAGCGCCTCTACGCCGAAGCCCTCCAGGCACTCACCCCCCTATGCTCGTCCCTCTACTACGTGGCCGTCCCCTCCAACCACTGCGCCGTCCGCACTGGGCAAGGCAAGAACTCCAGGGCAAACACCCCCGATGACGACTTCGGCATCATGATCTCTAAGAACATCGAGGACATCATCGCTGGCCGCCCGGGCTACGAGCACGTCACCTTCCATCGACCCGAGAAGTGGGAGGAAGCTGTCACCGTGGATGCCGCCGACGGCACCCGCATTGGCTTCACACACGGCCATCTGGCAGGCTCGCAGAGCAAGGTGCCCACCTGGTTCAGGGACCTCGCGTTCGGGCGCAGGAGCGGCCTCTACGACGCCAGAATCCTCGTCCACGGGCACTGGCACAACTTCGCGGTGAGTCAGGCCGGTGACGCCCGCTGGATCATCTCCTGCCCCTCCGCAGATCGCGGCAGTGACTGGTGGACCAACCTGTCCGGCGACTCCACCAAGCCCGCAATCCTCACCTTCGAGGCCCAGGACGGAAACGCCTCATCCTGGGAGCTCTACTCCTAACCGCAGAAAGGAAACCACCATGTTCTCATCATTCTACGGAGACCCGCAGGACTCACCGAACCCGGAACAGGCAGACACTCTGCGCACCTTGATCGGCAGATACGTGACCAACATTGAGCTAGGCACGTTCATCACATCCTCCTGGATGGAGGACTGCGAGAAGCCGCAGGCACTCATCACCCTAGATGACGGCGCTCAGCTTGTCGCCATGGGTCGAGGCGGTGGCTGCGCATGTGGGCAGGGCGACTTCGAGTTCACCAAGGCGTTCTATCAGGGCTCCCCGACGGCCCGCATCACGAACGCCATGGTAGAGATGGAAGGTGAACCCGGATACGATGGTGACATCTCAGCCACATGCTTCAAGGTGTTCGTCATCGTTGACGACGAGAAACTCCCCCTCCTCGAGTTCGATGGCTACGAGGGGGAAGGCTACTACGGCCGCGGCTTCTGGCTCTACACCTACCCGCTAGAGAAGCAGTAGAACTACAAGGCCCCCGCTTGTAATCGTCGTGATACAAGCGGGGGCCTTGTTGCGCCCTCAGGCGACCTTGCGAATCACGAGGTCGTGGACGTAGAGAGTCGGGATCGGCGCCTCCAGCCATACGCCCCAGGTGTCGCCGACATTCGGGTCCACATGCAGTGGCTCAATGTCAAGCTCCAGCACCTGATGCTCGCCCTTGCGGACCTCCAAGGTGGCGATCTGCGCACCCTGGTCAGCCTGGGCCGGGTGCCCCTCCTCCTGGAAGCGGCGCACCGTGTACAGGTTCGCCTGCCCAGTCTCCTCACCGAAGTTCCCGCCCGGGAACGAGTAGCGGAGAGTCATGTGCCACTTCCCGGCCGAGGGGCGCAACTGCTCCAGCCCAGTGGAGAGAATCTGGTGCTGGAAGTCCAAGCGCACACCATCCCCTGTCTCAGCGGCGTTGATCTTCGGCCACTCACCGATCGGAGGGAACAGGTCAGGGCTCGTGGAGATGGGCGTCTCAGATCGGATAACGATCGTCCCGAGGGGAGTGTCTGCCGGAACCGGCTCGCCCTTATCCAGTCGCAGCACGCGCGGGAATACCGCCAGGTTGCGGGCGAGCTGCTGAGTCAGCGCCTCGGCATGCTCGGCGATACGCTTCGTGGACTCACCGTCGGCCTTCGTCTGCTCCGCCGCAGATCGAGTGGCGCGGATACTGTCACCCATGGCGGCCACCTGCGCCTTCGTGGCGTAGGCGCCGTCAGCGGCCTCCTTCGTGAGCGCCTTACCCGCGATGGCCTTAGCCTCCACGGCGTCAGCGGCAGCCTTACCGGCGACCGTGCGAACCTGCTCCACCTTCACGTCGACAGCACTGACGTCAGCCTTCGTGGCCTTACCGGCAAGCTCCTCCTTCGTGGCCAGCTTGGAGGTGTCCACGGCAGGTTCGCCGTCATTGACCTTCACCCCCGACGTGCCGATGTTGATGGTCACCTGCGACGGCAGGCACTGCCCCTTGTTCTCCTCTGACATGCGTCTCCTTACGCCTGGAACTCGATACTTGCGGGCACCTCGCGGGCGCCATCCCACACGGTGATCGTGGCGGCCGCCTCGCGTGCCCCATCCCACACGAACACCGGCTGCGCCTTGACGGGCGTCTCATAGATCTTCAAGGACGAGATCGCCGCATCGCTAGAATCGGTCGGAACGCCGATCGACGGCAGCCACCTGGGGGCCGTACTGGCGGGAAGCTCAACCTCGGCCACCACCTTCGTCTGCCCCCGCGGGAGCGTGACGGTAGCAATGTTGAACGGGCCGTTGATCTTGACCTTGTTGTCATTGAACCAGTTCACGCGCAGGTCAATGCTGGCATCCGCGGAATCCTGGTAGTCGATCTCGAAGGTGAACTTACGTGACCCTACAGGCATGGCTGCACTGTCGTAGGGGGTGGTGGACGCCCCCACAGGGAGGGTAGCCCCATCACCCTGCCGGACGCCCTTACTGCGCCACCACGCCCCCAGAACCGGGAAGATACTGTCTGCCACTATGCGTCCTTCCTGACGATGATCGTACCCGCCGGAGTGCCCGCCGGGACCTGCTCATGCTTACCCAGCGAAAGCACCCTGGGCCGTGAGCGCAGCTCCTCCACCTCAAGCTTCAACGGCAGGTAGCCCTTCAACCACGGGACCGTGAGGTCTAGGATATGCTGCGACGGCGGGTTGGCGTAGGGGTTGCCGACGGGCTCCCACTGGCCGCCCTGCTGCGGGTCCTCGCGCAGCTGCCCGTCCGTGATGTATAGGTGGGCGATGCCGAGCTTGTCGGCCTTGTCGAACACGCTCTTGTAGTTCTCGCTGGTGACTCCGTGGACGACGGCCCACCAGCGGGTGGAGGGGTGCGCCTTCATGTGGTCCGGGAGGATCGGGGTGCTCGGGTCTTCGACCAGGAATGCGGCGGCGTCCTTCTCGAACATCATGCACACGTCGAAGTCGAGTTTGCACATGTCCTCGGAGATGTTCGCTCCCGAGTTGATAACGATGAGGAACTCCTTGCCGTACTTGGCCCTGATCTTGTCGATGAGGGACTTGTAGGCGGGGATGCGTCCAGCCTGAGCGCCCCAGCCCGTGATGACCTCATCGAGGAACACGCCCTGGCAGACATCCCCGTACTGAGTCTTCGCCTTCTCGAGCTGTCCGAGGATGTACTCCTCCATGTACTTGTCCACGTCGGGTATGTTCGCGCGCCCCGGATCGCCAGCCGGTAGCGTAGCGGCGAGGTACTGGGTCTTCACGTAGAAGACCGCGCGCT